TCTTGCGGAATTCAAGTGTACGGTCAGCCTAAAGGATCCTAACGATAAATTAGTAGATCAGGTTGAGGTCAATGACATTAACGAATTGAGCAAAGTCATATCCCTAATGAAAATAATCGTAGGAGAATCCTAATGGACATCAACACCGCTCGTAAGGAACTAGAAATGGAATGTTCCAGATTGTTTGGTAGGCCATCACATATCTTTATCGAGCGGCTGATTGATCTAATTAAGGCAGAGAGAGATGAGTTACGAAAAATCGATCCCACCGTGGCTGGAGCAAGAGCTCAGAAGCCTAGGGGTAACAGAAACCCCGCAGAATAAACCGCCGGCTACGGAAGTAGTCAGAGATTACTCTTTTAAGAGAGTTGAGCTGGACGAGAATGGAGAACCCCCGTTTTGATTAATGCAACTTATATTGACCACATGGGCTCTGACCTATCCGTAGTGAACGCCGCTCGAGTCAGCTTTGGTAAGAAGAGTGAACTCGAGTGCATTGATATGGTTAAGGGTAAGTATATGCTTTCTCACAAGGATAGAAAGCTGATCAATTACCTAGCCGAGCATAATCATATTAGCCCCTTTGGGCATTGCTTTGCCAGCTTTCATATCAAGGCGCCTGTGTTTGTTGCGCGCCAGCTTGTGAAGCATAAGTTCCTGAGATGGAACGAGATCAGTCGCCGGTATGTAGATGAAGAACCTGAGTTTTACGAGCCTGATAATTGGCGAGGTAAAGCCGCCGATAAAAAGCAAGGAAGCTCCGGATCTATAGACCTAGATGAGATTGATTCATTCCATTGCAATGACTCGATCATGACTAATGGTAATGACGGTGTTTACTTAGCTACGCAGGACACTCTTAGTATGTATAAAGCTCTTCTAAGAGCTGGTGTATGCCCAGAGCAAGCTCGAATGATATTGCCCCAGAGTATGATGACTGAGTGGTACTGGTCAGGTAGCTTAGATGCATTTGCTGACATGTGTAAGCTTCGCTGTGCGCCTGATACACAAGCAGAGACAGCAGAGGTAGCGTGGGAGATTGATCGTGTAATGGTAAAATTATTTCCCGTGTCATGGGACGCATTAAGGGAGAGTGCCTGATGAGAGGTAACATTAACGATGAATAAGCGCATACCTATGAAGGGTGGTGATGAATATGATGCCCTAAGTAAAGCTCGTAAGTTTCACCTATGGAAGGCAGGACAATTAAAGAAGATCAAACGTGCCTACAACAAAAGGTTCCGTAAATATAATAAGGTTACCCGAGATGAATAATTCTATTAAAGTAACAGAGATAGAAGAGCATGAGGATGGGTCAGCGACACTCCAAGTAGAGTGCGATCCAGAGACATTTCGCCTAGTATTTGATTACGGGTTCGTAGAGCTGGTAAAAAATGGGATAGCTAAGGCAGCTAATGATCCCACATATATTCGCCCAATGTCGGAAGATGAGATTGGACGCGCTACTGAAAGAGCTAAGTTTAACAAGAGCACTTAGCTAAGGTAACTTAGCTTTATCAACGTATAAAACAAGGAATAACGAGGAATAGAATGGAATACGAGGTTCTTGGCGCCGTATAGCCCTTGTTTTAAAGGCTTGGTTGCGGGAGTAGGATTTGAACCTACGACCTTCAGGGTAGATGGGTGTTTTATTTATCAAACACTTACAGCCGCATTATTCTGTGGACAACTAACTCCTCATTTTGTTAAGGTATTAGTACAGGTTGGAGGCTTACATGTATTCTTACAGAGACCAAATAGAGATGTTGGACAATATCATAGTCAAGGAAGGGCATGGTATTAATATTAATTGTCCATTCTGTGGAGGGCGTAAAACACTAGGGGTTGCTGTGCGGGATGGCAGGAAGCTTTGGCACTGCTTTAAGGTCAGCTGCGGTGTAAAGGGTTCAAAGACGGTAGGCATGTCCACAACCACACTAAGGCGTAAGCTTAACGGCGTCTCAACTACTCAGACAAAAACTCTACTAGAGATTCCTACGCTGCTATCGTCTCCAGATCACCACCCTGCCGTGATCAAGTATCTTGAAGACAACAACAGCCTCGAGGCATACCAAAAAGGGATGATAAGAGTGGAATACGCGCCGGCAGATAAAAGAGTGTTGTTTTTCTCACAGTCTGGATCGGGCGCCGTAGGGCGATCCCTAGTAGGAGATTTACCTAAATGGAAACAATACGGCAGTATAGAAGGATTACTTACTGTAGGTACTGGAAACACCGCTATTGTTGTAGAGGATATTAATTCTGCCTGTTTATTAGGCATGTTCCCGGTTTGTACCGGTTGTGCGATATTAGGTACTGTGTTAAGTAATCAACAGAAGACAGAGTTATGCACCTTTGATAGAGTAGTTATTGCACTAGATAAGGATGCAAGTAGAAAGTCAATTAGACTTAAGGAAAGGTTGGAAGGAAGAGTGGATGTCAGAATTGTTTTTCTCGAAGACGATATTAAAAATACACCTCCAAAAAATGTCGAGAAACTCTTATTGCAGTTTTAAAGAGTATCTCCCTGCGTTCAGAGGTATAGTCGAACATACGTTTACAGGTTCGTATCTATTAAAACCATACGGAGCACATTACAGAAAAGCACTACGCATAGTAAGTAAAAAAATAATTAAGGCTTCTGATTGGACTGGCTTAGATGTCTGGGGAAGCCCAATAGTTCCAGTAGCCCCACCCCCTTGTGTGTGATCAATTAAAATATATAGAGAACACTTAGTCGAAGCAAACCTAGTACCGACTATAAACACAAGGAAAAGGTATAATGAAGGCCAGAGGATTAATTCTCATAGATTATGAGTTGCCCGGGGGGTATATGGATGCCGCCGAGGAGCAGAAGAGATTAGAAGAAGCTATGAACAATTTGGTGAGGGGAAATAATAGAGTTTCCTACTACCAATGCGACATTAAAGAGCGGCGGGGTGATGCAAAGCCCGATCTAAGGAAGCTCAAGATCAGAACTGGATAGAAAAAAGCCCCCGACTAAAAATCGGGGGTTTATTTTTTGCCAACACTAATGTATCTATTATTCACCTAACGGAAATTAACAAGGTGACCATGCTAGATACATCCATACTAAAGTCCTTATTAAATTATGAGTTCTATGAGCAGAACAAAGGCAAATTAAACCGAAAGCTATTCGCTGACGAGATACGATCGTTATACACGGTGCTTATCGGAGCTCACGAAACATACCAGCACGATCTTACATCTAAAGAGCTGTATAAGATCTGGGAGACAGAGAATCCTGTATCGACTCGAGCTGAAAGAGCAGAGATCGAGGATGTCTTATCCCTCGTAGACATGGAAGAAGAGTACAGCCCAGCTGTAGCGACTGACGTTATCTCTAAACTATGGCAGAGGGATGTTGGTAAACAGATAGCGACACTCGGACTAGAGATATCTGAAGGCAATCCCGAAGCGTTACAGAAGGCGCAGGAGGTAATTGAAAAGTACAGTAACGGGTTTGTTGATGACGAGTTCGGCCCTAATACCACTCAAGATATAGATGAGCTTATACTGGATATGGATAACTCCAATCGAGCAAAGTTCAACATAGAGACACTTTCTCGACGGGTCTATGGAATTCAAAGGACTGAATTTGGAATTATATTTGCTATCTCTAATGTAGGTAAGACTGCCTTTGTGGTCAGCTTAGCATTAGCCCCCGGTGGATTTGTAGATCAGGGGCATAAGGTAGTCATATTAGGTAATGAAGAATCTACTAGGAGAACAGTTGCCAGAGCCTACTCGGCAGCTACTGGCCTCACCAAGGAGGAAGTCCTAGCAGATAGTGAAAAAGCTAAGGTTATATACAACGCCAGAACTCGAGGCCTTATTGAGTACATTGATACTCAAGATTGGGATCTCGATAAGATCGAGAGGTATATAAAGAAAGAAGAAGCTTCGATCGTGTTTATCGATCAGGCTGACAAAGTAACTATCGGAGGAAATTTTAATGCCTCCCATGAACGCCTCAGAGAAGTATACAGACGTATCAGAGAAGTAGCTAAGCGTCAGAACTGTGCAATCTTTGGTGTGTCTCAAGCCTCTGCAGAAGCGGAGGGTAAGACCCGACTATCATTTACTATGATGGAAGGATCTAAGATCGGTAAAGCTAGTGAAGCTGATCTTATTATTGGCATTGGTAAGCTCGATGTCGATCCGGATGATGAGATCCGGCACATTACAATTTCTAAAAATAAAATAAGCGGATGGCACGGCACTATAGCTGCAAGAATTCATCCCCAAATTTCAAGGTACACGGAGTAGATATGTTTAACCTAACAGGAGAAGTCCTAGTCTGGGATTTCGAGACCACAGTAAAAGACGTTAACGGAAAAACTGACAATTCACCATTTAACAAAGACAACAGATGTGTTGGTGTTTGGTGGTGTATGATCAAAGATGGTATCATTGGGCCTGTACATAGACTTGTATGGAACCATAATGAGAAGCCCCAGCCTGATGGAAGGGAGGCGTTTCAGAAGGATCTAGATCGGGCAGATCTGATTGTAGCGCATAACGCTAAATTCGACACGATATGGGCATTGGAGCTGGAGTTTCTTATTAGCTCTCCAATCTGGTGTACTATGATCGCCGAATTTGTTTTCGCAAGAGCTCAACAATGGAAGCTCAGTCTGGAAAATACGGCTATCCGCCGTGGCGTTACGCACAAGAAAGCAGATCTTGTTAGCGACATGTTTAAAGACGGTATTGGGTTTGAGGCTATGCCTTTTGCTACTGTCGATGAGTATGCCGAGGCAGATGTGATTTCTTGTGCCGAAATATTTCTATCTCAAGTAGATGAGCTCGAGGAGAACAAAGGTCTTCGGCCTGTCATAGAGCTCATGAATGAGATGCTAGAGTTCTTAGTTGAGATAGAGCGAAATGGTATCAACATAGATATCGAAGCCCTAGACAAGGTAGAAGCAGAATTCATTTCCGAGAGAGATACCTTAATTAAGAGGCTGGAGGAAATTGCTAGACATGTATTAGGCGATACTCCGTTTAATTTAAACAGTGGCCCGGATCAAACCAAGATCGTATATGGTCGCGTTGTGACAGATAGGAAGCTCCACGCTACTCTGTTCAACATAGGAGTCGGTGCTAACGGTAAGCCGCTACCTATACCTCGATACAAGCCATCTAAGCACAGCGCCTGTGTCAGAGCATCTACTGCAGTGATTAAAAAGACGGTCGCTCAGTGCTGCCCTGTGTGTAATGGATCAGGGCGTCAGTTTAAGCTTACCAAGAAGGGTGAGCCCTATAAGAACCAGCCTAGATGCAAAACCTGTGATGGGGATGGCGCCATCTATCAAGATACTGGAGAGACAGCCGGTCTTAAGATGGTTCCTCTAGACCCTAGCTATGCCAGCATAAATGGATTCAAGGTTGATAAGATAACTAACAAGCTTTTAATCAATCAGGCTCGAGAGAAGGGATATGATCTAGCTGTAGAATACTTGGAGAAGATGAGCCGGCTTAATGCGGTAAATACTTATCTTAATTCATTCGTGGCAGGTATACGGACATGGGTTAGAGAAGATGGTATTCTCCATGCTAACTTTAACCAGACGGTTGCTCGTACAGGGCGCCTAAGTAGTAGCAATCCCAATTTCCAGAATATCCCAAAGTCTCAGAAGTTTCCTGTGCGACAGTGCATAGTCAGCCGCTTCGGAGAGCAAAATTTGATCATGGAAGCTGACTTCTCAGGTCTTGAATTTAGGGTGGCAGGAGAGCTCAGTAGAGACCCTCAGATTCTGGATGATATTCTTTCCGGTAAGGATGTTCATAAACAGACTGCATCGATCATTAATCGTTGTGATGAGTCGGAAGTATCTAAGGATATGAGACAGGCTGCGAAGGCTTATACATTCGCACCGTTGTATGGAGGCACAGGGATGTCAGAACCATCACATATACAAGAGTACTTTAAAACTTACTTCTCCATATATTCTGGCCTCAAGGATTGGCACAGAGAACTTATGGATGGAGTTCTAAAGGATGGTATAGTCAGAACCCCTAGCGGTCGAGAATTCTTCTTCCCTAACGCTGAGAGATCTAGCAACGGAAAGATCAAACGATATTCCCAACAGATCGTTAACTATCCCGTACAAAGCTTCGCCACAGGAGACTGTGTTCCCTTAGCCTGTATCAGAGCATTGCAGTATTTTAGGAAGCATAATCTAAAATCTAAACTCATCCTAACTGTGCATGACTCACTGGTGGTGGACTGCTTATCTGAGGAAAAAGATAAGGTAGTTGCAGGATTGCAATGGGCTATGGAGGGCGTGAAAGACGATCTCCAACGTAGGTTCAACTACACCCCATCCCTCCCATTAGACATCGAAATAGAAGCCGGCAGAAACTGGATGGAAATGCGGGAATTAGTTTGACTAGATACATTAGTTAATGTAAGATATAGGTTCCAACAATAAACAACAAAGGTTGTAAAAAACATGAATGAGGTAACAGTAGTAACCGAAGCAGAAACCCAAAACATTATGATGCAATTAATGGGGGATGCAGAGCAGGAAATTCAGATTGATTTTCTTAAAATTAACCATGATGGCGAGGATAAACAGGGCCGTGACGTAGCTAAAGGCTCAATGTCTTTATCTAATCAGGGAGAGCCTGTATATACCAAGGAAGCCAAAATCCATGTATTAGCTCAGTATTTTCAATACCGTGAGCAGGATGAAAAGGGCAAGGTTCAGAATAAATCTATTCTCCAGACTGATTTTCGAAAGGGTCAGCCGATCGATATGAAGGGTACTTTGCGTTGTGGTAAGCCTACTCGTAAAACGCTCGATCAGATGACAGAAGATGATAAGAAATTCTGGGCAAGTAAGGTTAAGACAACCCGTATTATCCGAGGTGTAATCAGCTACACTGGAAAGACAGTGGATGGTAAAGAAGTTACCGTAGAAAATGTACCATTCCAACATTACATGAAGGGATCTGGCTATAACGACTTTGAGTCAATTATAGAAAGCCTACCCTTTGGTAAAAAGTTCCAAGACTACATCATCAACGTAAAGACAGAGAAGCGCGGTAAGTACTATTACACAACCTACTCTGTAGACTTTGGCACTCAGGCAGCCTTTACCCCAGAGCTGGCAGCTACCGCTAAGATATTTGTGGATATGGCTAATCAGGAAAATGGTAGAATTACCAAACGGCATAATGATGCATTATTGGAGAGCACATCGGATAATCAGGTATTTGATGCTGTGATGTCCTCCAGTGATTTAGCCGCTGACTTAGCTTAAACGGGAGGGCTTCGGCCCTCTCTTCCCCACAATTTATAGGTGCTTATATGCTTTCTATTTTAGAGAGCCAGCTCCGTGCTGTCTTCGAAGATCTCTCAAATGAGCAGACAATCGAATTCACTGCCGAAGATAAGAAAAAAGCAGTAGAACAGTTCGCAGCGGCTTTAGATAAACAGACTACCCCTAGGGAGAAAAAGCCTAGGATCCGTATGTCAAATATAGGGCGGCTACCCTGCCAGCTCCAACAAGAAATACAATTAGAGTCTCCTCGAGAGAGAATGCCATACAATCATTGGGTTCGTATGGTGGTTGGAGACTGCGTAGAGATCCTAGTTCGGATGGTCTTAGAAAAGACTGAGGTAAATGTCACATCTGACGGTGATGATGTTAAGCTTGATGTCAGCGACACTACGATCAACGGCACTAGCGACATAGACATCGATGGTGCGGTATACGATATCAAATCCTGCAGCCAGTATGCCTTTAGAAACAAGTGGAGCGGAGGTTTTCAAGCTCTCTATAAGGCAGATGACTTCGGATATGTAGGTCAGCTCTACGGGTATGCTGATGCCCAAGGCAAGAAAGCCGGCGGCTGGATAGTAGTAGATAAATCTTCGGGTGAAATTAAGATCGTAGAGGTTGATGCCTCTAGCGAGCAAGAAGCTTTTATACGCCAGCACAGGGAGCATGTTGTGGATCTTGTATCTAACAACCGGCCCTTTCAGCGCTGCTTCGAACCCGAAGAAGAGACGTTCTTCCGCAAAAAGACAGGTGGAACAATACTTAACAAAAGCTGCACTTGGTGCTCGTTCAAAAAAACGTGCTGGCCCGAAGCGCAGTTCCTCCCTAGCCGCCACAGTAAGGCCGAAAAAACGCCGTACAAATGGTACATCGAGTATCCAGATGATCCAAACACAGAGCGCTAAGGCCAAGGGCCGTAATCTCCAGAAATGGACGAGAAATAAGATCCTAGATCTTGTCCATTCTCTAGAGCCAGATGATGTCAAATCGACAAGCATGGGAGCTGGCGGTGAGGATGTCCAATTATCACCGGCTGCGCGCAAGAAGATGCCCGTTAGCATCGAGTGTAAGGCTCGTAAGAACATAGCAGTATATTCTTATTACTCTCAGGCGCAGGAAAACTGCCCAGAGAACATCGAGCCACTTGTCATAATTAAGGCCGATAGGAAGAAGCCTCTAGCGATAGTCGATGCTGAGTATTTCCTAAAGCTACTTTCGGAAGCGAGAAATAAATGAAGCTAGAAGATATTCCCATCAACAGCCTTCTCTTAAAGATAGATTTAAAAGATGGGGCTAAGTTACAGATATCGGTAGGGCATAATGTCGAGACAGATGATTTCGATGATGATGAATTAGAATTCATTGATGCATTAGTAGCCGGCCTAGGATTCCATTTAGAGCACTCTTTGGAAACCATAGTCACTATGGGCCGCATGTCTAACATGATCAAAGATCTCCTTGAAGAAGATGGATCTGATGTTTCCTTCGAACCTGATGAAGAGCTGTTGGAAGCTATAGATAATAAGAAAAATAGTAATGTGATCTCCCTCGTTAAGAAGAAGCTTCACTGATGGATGTAGTTAATAACCCCCCACACTATCAATCTAATATTGAGTGTATCGACGCAATGGAAGCTATGTCAGAGGGCTGCGATATCCCCTCACATCAAGCTTACTGTTGGCAGAATTGTTTCAAATACCTATGGCGCTGGCCCTACAAAAATGGGCTCGAGGATCTCAAAAAGGCCCGTTGGTATCTAGATAGATTAATCAAAAAAATAGAGGAGGAGCAGAATGGTAAGCAGTGAAGATATTACTGCATTTGAGTATTTCGATGAAGGTAATGAGAGCCTACGGAATCCGGATACTTATTTGAATAAAACTCCGCTGGACATGGTTAAGCACTTTGCGCGTGTCTACGGTCAAACATTAGGGCATCCGTGGGTAAAAGACACAGATAAAGACCTACTACGTCTAGTCCTTCTAAAGGAAGAATACGCAGAGGTTCTATCCGCAGTAGATGCAGAAAACCTTCTCAAAGAATTAGCTGATCTAGTCTACGTCACATACGGCTATGCAGCTACGTTTAACTGGAACTTAGATGAAGCAGTACGGCGAGTACACGCGTCTAATATGTCGAAGTTAGATACTGACGGTAAGCCTATCTACCGAGAAGATGGCAAAGTCCTAAAGGGGCCAAATTATGCAGAACCAAACCTAACAGATTTAGTATGAGGAAGAGTAATGATTAAGAACGAATACGGGCCAACAATAAACATTTCAGAAGAAATCCACGCTATGAAATACCGTAGCGAAGGAGAGACTTTTCGCGAGGCAATGACCCGAGTAGCAGAAGCTTTGAAGGATAACGAAGGACACTTCGATAACTTTAAAACTATTCTCTGTAACCAGAGATTTCTACCCGCCGGCAGAGTGCAATCAGCAATGGGAGCTCCTAGGACGGTAACACCATATAACTGCTTTGTATCGGGTACGATCGAAGACAGCATGGAAGGTATTATGAAATCCGCTGGAGAGGCTGCGCGTACAATGCAGCTAGGAGGAGGTATTGGCTATGATTGGTCTACACTTCGTCCACACGGAGACCTGATTAAGAGCCTAGATAGCCGCTCTAGTGGGCCATTATCCTTTATGGGGATCTTTGACGCTGTATGTAAGACGATTGCCTCGGCAGGTCACAGACGCGGAGCTCAAATGGCAACCATGCGCTGCGATCACCCCGATATCGAGAAATTTATCCGAGCTAAAAACAATAGCACTGATCTAACTCAGTTTAACATGTCGGTGATGGTAACAGACAAGTTTATGACTGCCGTTAAAGAGGACAAGGAGTTTGACCTAGTTTTCGAGGGCCGTGTTTATAAGACAGTTAATGCTAGAGCTCTATGGGATGATATTTTACGCTCTACTTGGGATTGGGCTGAGCCCGGGATCCTGTTTATCGATCGGATTAACCAGAAGAACAATCTCCATTATTGTGAGACTATAGCAGCTACTAATCCCTGTGGTGAGCAGCCGCTTCCTCCATATGGCGCCTGTTTATTGGGTTCATTCAACTTAGCTAAGTACATCACTAAGATCGATGACTCCTATGTGTTCAATATTCACATGCTGCGTAATGATATCCCTCATGTCGTAAGAGCTATGGATAATGTCGTAGATAGAGCAACCTATCCTTTGCCTCAACAAGAGCTGGAAGCTAAATCTAAGCGCCGGATGGGCCTAGGTGTAACTGGAGTAGCAAATGCTATAGAAGCTCTGGGTTTTGATTACGGCTCGGATAAGTTTATCGAGAAGTTCGAAGAGATTATGACCCTTATTCGAGACGAGTGCTACAAGACATCGATCGAGCTGGCTAAAGAGAAGGGCGCCTTTCCGCTATTCCAGAAGGATTATCTAACCAGCGGTTTTGCTATGACTCTACCTACAGAGATCCGTACAGATATCGCTAAGTATGGCATCCGTAATTCTCATCTACTTAGTGTAGCTCCTACTGGAACAATTAGCCTCTCAGCCGATAATGTATCGTCGGGTATCGAGCCAGTATTCTCACACTACTATGATCGCACAATCCAGACCTTTGATGGGCCGCGTATCGAGCGTGTGGATGACTATGCATATCGTGAGTTCGGAGTGAAAGGTAAGACTGCAGATGAGCTTTCTGTGTTTGACCATGTGAAGGTTTTAAATGTGGCTTCACGGTACGTCGATAGCGCCTGTTCAAAGACATGTAATGTTGGAGATGAGGTTACATGGGAAGAATTCAAACAGGTTTATATGGAGGCATATGAAGGAGGCTCTAGTGGCTGCACAACCTTCAGAGCGTCCGGAAAACGATACGGGATTCTGAATGCATCCAGCTCAGAGGATGTAGCGGAAGAGGAAGTTGTGGAAGACAACGATAATTTTATCGAAGAAGGCGGGGCTTGTTATTACGATCCTCAAACTGGCCTTCGTAAATGCGAATAGGAGCATATAATGGCAGAAGCAGTACAAAAGTGCATTGATAACGCACAGGATAAAGACCTAGAGGCCATCATGATTGTTGGTCTCGATAAGAATGGTGGATTAATGATTGAATCCAGCGTCAATAACGTGGCTTTAATGCACTGGATGCTTAATAAAAGCATCTTCGATATCAACGTCTTTGAGTCCAATAATAAAGGCAAAAAAGAAGAGGAAGCTGCATAAAAAAAGCCCCCAAGTCGTTGACTTAGAGGCCTCAATTATGTAGTTTATACGGGAATATACCGTTGGTCTGGTATACTTCGTTAGGTAACCCTCGAGCTTTACGGCTCGGGGGTTTTTACTTTATTGCACTACGCTTAATGGAACTTCTGAGATGTTCTTTAAGGTATCTTGCATACTCTCGAGCATAGAGTCTTCTTCGGGATCATCTGCAGAGCTCGACGCTTTAACAATAGCTGTCGATAAGTAGTTAATCATGAGATCCTCAAGTAATGGATCCCTAGGGTTTTTGTTATACTTGTCAGCTAATTCTAGGAAGTAATCCGAGTTAGCTAATAGCTCTGTCCGGATAGCCGCCGCCCTAGTATCTGGATCTGACTTCTCGATAACAGCACCCATAACTGCTCTAATTCTAGAACCTGCTCTACTGAGAGGCCCAACAACGGTGTATATAAGCCGTGTGGTTGCTGTAGCTGCTTCTCTGTTAAATGAGGTAGCAGACTGTCCTTTGATAGGCGTAGCTCTCATAGATTGAGCATTATCGCTAGCTGCCTCAATTGTAGTTCTAATAGCTTGCATGAACTGAGGCTGATCGGCATAGATCATATCCCCAATATCTAGGATAGAAGAACGTCCACTTACACCTTCCTCGATATCTTTAACCTTAACAGGTCTAGTTCCGCCGGTCTCTTTAGTGACAGCGAACATACGATTATCTAGAAAGTTTGCGTAGGCAGTTTTTAAACCTTTCATTAAGATCGGTCTATTAGCTTCCGGCTGCTCCGCAATAATGCTCATCAGCTCAGATACTCGATTACGGCTCTCTCCACCTAGCTTCTGACCAGCTCCAAATACAGTTTCGAAAGCAGCCTGTGGATTAGATGTTCCCTTTATTTGAGCGCTATCTAGTAACTTAGAGATTGAGGGTGTCTTACCTTTGTCAAAGAAGTTTCTCAGGACGCTGTTTTCTACTTCCTGCATAAGTCCTGCCGAGGCTTTCTGAGCAGAGTCAAGGATATTTTGTACCTTAGCCTGATCTCCACCGGCAGCTTCTAGCCTACGAATAAACTCGTTGATACTATTAACCTTGCTAGCCATCTCTGGAGATGTTCCAGCCAACTCATTGAGCTGCTCTGCATAGCGCATTAGACTCTGAGAAAACTTAGAATAATCAGCACCATCAATTCCGGCAGTCTTAACCGAGTTAGCAAACTGATTCACCGTATCTAGGATAAAATAGTCTGCAATCTTAGATGGATCTCCCACATCTGTCAGAGCAGTAGCTAGATTCACCGTTCTAGCCATATTACCACTAT